CGATCTTCATAACTTACCACCAACTACTCCATCAAATTTCTGGGAAGAGATGCTGTTTGCCCAGTTGGTAGCGATACCTTCCAAGTAGAATTTCGTTCCTGCCATGACAACTTCTTTCGTAAGTCCTGTGATGAGAGGCGAGCCATCCTCACCAAAGCTATTCCACGTTCCAAACCTTGACGCTGCAACTCTGAATTTTCCATAGGGTGTTTCATACCATTCATAATCTTGTTCTTCACTCATCGGTTCATTCTAGTTTCAATATTTTCTTTGATGCTACCCATGTCAGAATAGGAAGCATTCATACCAGCCATACTACCATCATATGTGTCACTGTGCATTACTTCGTCATGACCAGATTGTGCTAAAATTTTTCCTTTGATCTCTAGTTGCTTCTTCTCTTTCTGGATGCGACGAAGGAAAGCGTAGTAGATAATTTGTGTGAAGTAAGCAAACGGATTCTTTGATTTCTCTGGATCAAAATTTAAAATATATTGAATACAATTTTCAATGCCATCGTGAATCATATCTTCACGAAACATGTAGTTGACAAAGTTTGGTTTATAAGATAAGTGCGTGGCAATTTTATGAAAACAACTTCCTAAGTATTCATAACATTTTCGAAAACTATTTTTAGTTTTTCTATCTTTATGATTTCTATAGTAGTTGATAGATTGTATATGATTTTCATGACCTAAAGATTTTCCATCTAAGAAAAAATTACGCAGTTCAATAACAGCAGCAAGAAATTCCTTGTTGTTCACATAGTATTCTGTTTGCTTTCTTTTTGTCATTACTGCGTATGCCACGTTGATCTTACCATTATCTGTATCAAGTATAGCATCGTGTAGTTCATATGTAAAGGGGTCTTGACAAGACCTCAGAAACTTAGTAGAATAACTCTGTCAAGGGTTCAAGAGAGGTTGTAGCTTTTAGCTTCTCTTATAGATTTCTTCTAAAGATTTTTTCATTTCTTTCACTGATCCTAAGTAACCAGATCCTCTAGGTAACTTGTTTCCTTTTTTACCTAGGTTTCTAGAATTTTCTAATCGTGATATAGATTGTTCATAAAACTCTTGTATCTGATTATCTAATTCAGATATTGTTATAACGTGATCTTTTTTTATAATAAATTGATCATCAAAAGAAGCACTTACCCATTCTTTCAATTGAAATCCTGTTACTTCAAAATTTCCTTTGCGTCTTTTAGCACACTCAACTTCCATAGGATTTTGTAATAAAATACAATCTTCATCTGGAAGATAGCATACTTTAGATACTAACTCTTCTCCTGATAATAATTTTATTGTTGCATAAAATTCTTCTTCCATATTTAATTTGCTCTAAGGTTTACTTTTATAACCTCATACTTAAAGTTCTCTTCATTGTAAATGTTTACTCTTTCATTCAAATGTCGTAAGGTGTAGTTCTGTCCGCCAATGTCATCAGCGATATCGTATAAGGTTGCGATGTCTTTGCCTTCGCCTTTCCTGAGGACACGTCCAATAGACTGAAGATTGCGGATGCGCGACTTACTAGGGGAAGCAAAAATAATATTGTGTAATCGTTTGATGTTGATACCAGTTGAGAACGTTCCGTAGGAGGCAATGATAACAGCGTTGTTCTCAGTCTCAGTAATCTGTCGAACTTGTTCTCTATCCTCAACATCTGTACCACCGTGAACGAAAAAGATTTTCCGCTCGGGGTCTATGGTGCTATTTATCAAATCAAAAAGTGGTTCACCATGCTTCTCTACATAGTTGAACAATACAAGAGTGTTCCCTTCTATGTCCTTGACTAGGTTTTTGATAAGATTATTCCTGCCACGATGCTGAACAAGATAATCAATTTCATCATGATATGTTTCAAAATACTGAGGAGCATGTTTACATAACAGTACTTTGATCCTAAATTTACTCAAGTGTCCTTGACGAATTAGATCATCTGTTTTAGTTACACGTTCACAATTACCAAATAAACCTTCTAGTACCCACTTATGTGTTTTACTACCGTCAAGAGTTCCCGTAAAACCAAATCTATATTTTGCATTATGAAGCTTTGTCATAATGCCAGTCAATGATTTAGACTTGAACAGGTGAGCTTCATCACCAATCACACAATCGATATCATCAAAGTATCTCTTAGGAAATTTGTAAATAGATTGCCAAGTAGAAATGATGATTGGTTTATCAGTATTTTTGTCCTTGCCAGAGTAAATCTTATGAACATAATCATCAGCATTCCATCCGTAGTCATTAAAGTCATTGACCATCTGTTCTACCAAGGACGTAGTAGGAACGATGATGAGCGTCTTCTTGTTGGTAGCAGTATAGTATCTGACGAGGGAATAGATCATCAGGGATTTACCACTCCCCGTAGGAGACAGTAGAAGTTTGCGGTTATTTTTTATCGCTTCATAAACCGCATTGTACTGATAGTCGCGTGGAGTAATTCCCGCTCTGGTGATTTTGTCCATAAAGGTTTTGATACCAGCAGGAGACACAAAATCATTTGTCTCTTCAACATCTCCATACCAATCATTCTTTTCATACTCGATAGTGTACTGTCTTTCATCCGCCCAGACTTTGAGGTGCTCCATCAAACCGCCATAGAGTTCACCAGTGCCAGGGGAGTATAGACGAATAGTTCCATCCCAGTATTTGTACCTGGGGTTCTTCTTTAGAAACTTTGCTTCAGGAACCTCAAACGAAAAATAGTCCGCAAGCTCCATATGAACATGGGGCTCCACGGACTGAACTGTAACGTATACTTCGTTTTTCTTTTTAATACTCAGAGTGGTCATCATTGTCCATTTACAAATTTCTCCCACTCAATGGCACTCTTGATCTGGAAACCTCTGTTAGAAATTTGCTTCATGACTTGATCCAACCAGTACAACATCTGGTCTAGATATTTGATCTTCGCCTCAAGGTTGATGATCTCGTCATCTGCCTCAAGATAAGTTTTCATTTTTTCTGAAGTCTTGATGCTTGATCCAAATGGTTTGGAGGCGTAAGTTTTTGCGTCTGCTTCGCCTGAGTAATACTCACGTTTCTCTTTCACCATCTTACGGATCTGAAATTCCAGCGAGGTTTTGATCTGCTGAATGTCAGTGTAATGGTTTAAGTATTTATTATGTTGGAAAGGGATGTCTAACGCAAGTTGTCCCAAATCTGTGCTATACTGTTTGTTCTTGAACTGAAAGTCAACGGCACTATCTTCCGCCCATTGCTCTCTCAAGTTTTCAAATTTATCACGAAGAGTTTCAAAATTCATAGAGGTTGTAAGTTTTTATCACGAAGGAAGAACTGCTGGTGCTTGAATGTCACCTCTGCAGTAATGTATTCTACATCTGTCATTGTAGCATCAAACTGCAATCCAGACAAAGAGACAGGAAATATGTTTCTAAACTCTACAATAAATGCTGGATTGTATTGAGAAGTAACAATGTGAAGTTGAGCGTTAGTGTAGATATCATCCTCTGGTGTTACTCTTGCCATTTGATCTGCATTGCCATTGTCACGTATCCAAGCATGAATGCTGTTGTAATTTACTAGATCTTCATCCACAATAAAACGCACAGAAAAATCCCCGAACGTTACACCACCACCAGGAATGATAGGCAAGTTTCTAAAAGGACTTGCTACCTCTGTGGTTGGCATTGAAACGTCGGGGACATTTGCTGTTTGACAAAAGAAATCCACTCCTTCAAACTTTTCTAGTTTAAGGAGATAACCAATTGGATTGAGGAAATTCCTATTTCTAGGTTGTTCCTTATACCATTCAGCGGACATGTCAACTTCCCAAGCTACCTAGTATTTAGGGGTTGTTTGGATCAAGACCTAGATCAATAAGATACTCTCTCCACCATGTTTCTTTTGGTTTCTTCCACTGCGGAACTTCACGACCTTGCTCTGAATACCATTCATATAGAGCTTCGTCAATCTTCTCTGAGATTTCCAATTGCCTAATCCTCTTCTGTAGAATGTCCATTTGCATTGATGATTTCTTCCAGTTGTTTCCGAATATCAGCCGAACGATTTTTCTCACGCTCGGAATGCTTATAACCATATTTACCATGGAAAATGAAGTGTCCTTGGATTATCATTGTTATCCCAAATCCAAATAGGAGAATAACTCCTATCCAATCTACAATGTGATGTTGAGCCATGGGAATATGGGAGGTATCACTCCAATAAGTCTTAAAAGTCCCTCAGCAAATAAAGCAAGAACCACCCAACCAACGCACATGCTAATGATAGAAGCATTACGGTTGTGTTGTCGTATTGCTGCATCAATCATCTCCTGAACTTCTTCTTTGGTTATCGAAGGTTCGGTCTTCGTTGTACCAAAAATCTTCCCAATCTTTTGGCGAATTTGTGACATCTTCCCACTCTGGTTCGTATAAAGGACAAGGTTCTTCCATCAACGTTTCGTTCTTCATTCTCAAAATTTCTTGATAAAGTTTGTCTAGATCCATTCGTCATCCTCTTCTTCATCGTCCCATACTTCGTATGGTCCATGTTGCATACGCTTTAGTTTATCAGTCTCTGCTTTGAAGGCAGAAGTTTCTGCTAACCACAACGCAAGTTTCATTACAATGAACACCGCTGCTAACGGCGACAAACATAGTAATAGAACTAATGAGGATTGGTTCATGAACTGTATTCGTTGAGAGCATCTAGCACTTTGTTTAGAGCTTCGTGTGCTCCGTCGTGCCACTCACCTGACTTATCATGATGTTGACCGTTGTAAAGTGCTGTCTTCATTTTATAGACCCTTGAGAGGATGTCAACTTTATTCATACGACCTCTTGCCATAACTTTACAAATCATTATATACTATTTACAAAAAAAGGGGACCCGAAGGTCCCCTTAGTGTCTTCATATGAAGATTTATATCACATGAGGTTCGCAACACGAACTCTTCTGTAATACTGGTTCTTATTGTGGGTAAGAGCCTCAGCATCTGGAGTGCCAGCGTTAAGAACGAATGGGTTCGCAACCATGCCGTAGCGGGTCTTGAAGCCAATCTTAGGCTGGAAGGTCTCTGGATCGATGCTGCGGAGCATCTGGAGAGGAACATATGGGCAGTAGAATAGACCTGCGTCATATGGTGAAGAACCCTTATAACCAACTACGTAGTAGTGGGTGTTAGCAACGTTTGCAGAATAAGGATCAACGTAGACCTTGATGCGACCGTTCATGGTGCCGACTAGGAGGTTACCAGTGTCATCAACTTCACCGATGGAAGGACCACCAGCGCCGCTTAGACCTGAAGAGTAGTCGAGGGTGCCAGACATAGCGAGAGCAGAAGCAACATCAGCAGAAGTGATGATGAAGTTGCCCTTTCCTCTACGAGTCTCTTGAGCGATTGCGTTAGCATCACGCTCAATCTGGAACATGAGTCCCTTGAACTTCTCAACCGACCAACGACCGTTGGAGTCAACGTCGAGGTCAAATACGCCACCGTTAGCAACGTTGTTCTGAGCACCTTGCTTAGCAACGGTGTAGACAGTACGAACGACTTCGCGGTTAATTTCAGCAAGGATCTCGCTGGAAAGAAGATTAGCGAGTTCCTGCTCAGCATCAAGACCATGGATTGCCTTGAGGTCTTGTGCTAGTTCTAGAGTGTACTCAGCTCTGAGTGCTCTGGTCTTAGCAGTAACCGCAGTCTTCTCGATGCTGAAATCCATTTCGTTGAATAGATTACCAGCGCCTGAACCTAGGGTCTCAGCGTCTTCTCTGGGGATGTTGCCTGCTTGACGCTCGTAGTTAGCTTCCGTGGTGGTGTTGCCACTTGCGTCGTTGAGTAGACCAGGGTTAGCATCGGTAACGCCACCATCGCCAAGAGGAGATACGGGATCGTTGTATGCTGCAGGACCTTGCTGGTTACCAGAGAAGTTGGTGTCAGGCTCGTTGTAGAGTGCCTCAGCACCGCTTCTGTTGTTGTAGTGCGACTTCATTGCGAAGATGAGTCCAGTAGGACCGCTCATTGGCTGAACGCCGCAGATGTCATATGCTACGAGGTTGGGGGCAGCACGACGGATTAGGGAGATCATTACAGGATCGAAACCTGCAAGTCCACCAGTCTTGGTTTCAAGACCTGAACCACCAAGTGCTTGACCACCAGTTGAGCTAATAGCACCAACAGTGCTTGCCTCGTTGATCATACCACGCTCTTCGCGTAGTTGTCTTTCTGTGTTTTCTAACAGAACAGCGGTAACAGCCTTTCTATAATTGTCCTTGATTGCGCCAGCGCCTTCATGACCTAGAACAGGTGACCACTTTTCTGTCAGAGCTTGTGCGTTAAACATTAGTTTGCTCCGATTGAAAAAGGGGGGTTATTATTTGGACCAGCGATCGAGTGCTTGGAGATATGCTGCAATTGCAGGTGATACCTCTTCGCCACCATCTACTGGGGTTTCATCAGCAACCTCTGCGGGGGCAGAAATTGATTCCTTGAAGTAGCTCTCCTTGATGGTCTTGACCTTCTTGGAGAATGCCTCTTC